TACCACAGTCAATATATTGGATACCCAACTTTGCAAGACGTTCCGCCCTGCGCCTTGAGTCCTTAAAATTGCTATTACCATGATCAATAATAATATCTCCTTCACTACAAAATTGTAATAGCTCATTTAGTGTGTCCTCTACTGTTTCTGCTGGTACTACCATCATAAAAATACCAGGAGATTTTGTCTCTTCTTGCGTAAGGATTCCAACACCTGCGTGTACTACTTGAACAAGGCTTTGTATAGAAGTGGTACATCCACTGATATAACCCTTTTCAAATTGTTCTTCAGATTTTTTATAGTTGTTGCGATATCCATGGACTTCAATTCCTGCTTTAATCATACGGCGAGACATACCCTCACCCATGCGACCTAATCCAATTAGTCCTACTTTCATTTGTCTTTTAATAAATTCTCTACTTGTTTGCGAGCGTCTGACATTTTTTTATCTTCACGTTCGCTGTGTTTATATCCATGTTTGCCAGTAACAATAAAATGTCCTTGACATATCATAGTTATACCAAAAAGAAATAGGGCAATTGTCCCTACCCATTCTACAATGTGATTTTCAACCATGGTAGTAGCGGGGGTATTACTCCAATAAGTCGAAGCAGACCTTCAGCAAAAAGTGCAAGAACAACCCAGCCAACACACATTGAAATAATTGAAGCATTACGATTGTGTCTGCGTATGGCATCATCAATCATCTCCTGAACTTCTTCTTTGGTTGTGAATTCGGGTGGTTCTATATCTTTACCCCAGTTCTTAAACATGGATAATCTCCATAGCATCGTGTAGTTCTTTTGAGTGATGTAGTTCATCGTTTAAAATCTCAAGGATCTTGTCGTCATGCCCTTTCAGAGCAAGAAACTTTGCGTAAGTTTCTGCTGCATGAATCTCTACTTCGTAGGAGAGATGGTAAGCAAGGCGAGGAGATACCCAATAATAAACCACGTTAGTCCAATAGTAGACAAGAACGAGATGCTTGGCAACAAAGCGGTCGATAAAATAAGCATTACCGCCCCTGCTTTCCATGTATTCCAGATGCTCTGTTTCATTGACTGACTGCTCGAAGTGCTGTTTCATCAAATATAGATGTTCAGGACCGCGAAGTCCCATGCTTTCACGAAAATGTAACACGCTTAAGAACGCAAAATAGGGTGCCCGAGCGATTTCCTCAAGCACCCAAAAGCGTTGATAGTCCCTACCTTGGTAGAGAAAATCTAATATTGCAACAGTGATATCTAAAACAAACCTGTTGATTGTTTGCATTATTCTACATGCACAGTACCGATCATGCCTGCACCTTTATGGGGACCACACCAGTAAGTGTAATCACCTGCTTCGGAGAATGTTACATCGAACTCTTCACCTGGCATCATTGCTAATGCTTCATGAGAAATTTCTGGATGATCTTCTACTACTACATTGTGAGGTGGTAGCATGTTGTTGACAAAATGAACTGATTCCCCAGCAGAGATTGTAACTTCTGCTGGTTCAAATACTAGGTTGCCATCGGCACCCATCATTACATCAACCGCCCAAGCTGGTGTTGCTAGGAATAGTGTCGCTAGAAACGCGAATAGAATTTTCATTGTCCGCTGAATAGTTATCTTGATAAGCATTGAGCTTATTGATCAAATCATCATATTGTTCCCACATGTATTCGCTACCTGTTCTCTCTTGATAGAGTAGACAAGCAGAAATTAGACGTGAGATATCCGTGTCGTTAAGACGCATGTTCATATCAAAACTCATTACTAATTATAGGTTCACTAAGTACAAATTCACAATCTTAACAATATTTTCACAACTAATGTCAGCAATTCCACGCACGAAGTGACTTATTGATTCTGCTGTCCTTATCGTTAGCGGTTTTTTTAGATGTCAACTTCTTTTTCATGCCTTTCATTCTAGCGCAGAAGGATGCCCGTCTGGGATTTCCAACCTTTTTTGATGGTGCCTTAAGGTCGCTTCCAGGATTTTCTCTTTCGTAAGATTTCCTTCCTTTCTCGTTAAGACCTCCAGATTTTTTCTGACCTTCTTTTCGGGTCCAGGCTGATTCTTCAAGACTATTCTCGGTAGTCCGCGCCGCAGTCACCTCACATAAATTCTTGAAATCTCTGTAGCTTTTCATAGATACGACGAGGTTGTACCCGTTTATTTATCTTTTACCACCACCCATATCTTTGAGCATCTTCTGTAGTTCTGCTGTAGAACCTACAAACATGGCATTGTTAGTAACCTTAGAAGGACCTTTTTTCTCTTCATCTAAGTCCTTCATCTTCTTATGAAGATCCTGTAGTTTCTCAGTCATGTCTGCAACGTGCTTCATTGCCGCTACAGCGACTTCATATGCTCTTGGGTGCCCTGACTCCTGAGCGACCTCTAAAGCGCCTCTGACCGCCTCCTGACCCTGATCTATGAGTGAGTACAATTCTCCACGGGTATACTCATAGTCCTTTGTACGGTCATCTTTATCCACCTTAGGTGGAACAGGTTTACTTGGTTTGCTTTCTACAACCTCAGCATCAATGTTGAGGATGTCTTCCATGTTTTCTTCTAAACTCATAAGAACTCCATACCTTCATTGAATCCAAAATCATCTGTAGGAACTACAAACTGATCATCAGCAGCATCAACCTGTCCGTCTTGGTTATAATCAACTGTTGCCTTAGGTGTGTAAGACAATTCAACATGTCTCTTACCGACGTTTTGGTCACCGATAGTTTCAATGACACGTGCCTTGCGGATAACGTCTGCCTTGGTGTAAGGACCATAGATGTAAGATTTAGCAGTAAACTGTAATGAATATGTTATAGATCTTCTGGTTGTGAAATCATCTTCCCAATCATCTTCAAAATTTACACTATTAAGAACAAAAGCAACGTCTCTTGATTCATCCATATCTGGAATGAACTTCACGGTAACACTTAAAGACGGTTGGAAATAAGGTAAAATTTGTTCTAGAATTTGAAGACCATCGTCTTGTGATTTTGCGATGATTCCTAATTCAAAAGAAACATTGTATGGTACAGGAACATACTGTGTTCTTACTTCATTACCATTGTCATCAATGACTGCTTTGTATTTTTGAGTTGCTGGAGTTTTTCTAGTTCCATCATACTCAATTCCAGTCATCTCAAAATAAATTCTGGGAAGAGTAATTGCTACCTTTCTACCATCAGCAGCATTTCCTTGCAATCTATACAAGAACTTTTGTTTTGGTCCGTAAGCAAGAGGAACCTTTTCCACTTCCATCACTTGACCATCAACAGTTTTCTTCAACTCAATGTTGTTGAATAATGTTCCAAAAGTAATAACAGTTTTTCTAACTGCTTCGTTATAAAATTGTACGCCTAACATTAGAAGCTACCTGTATAATTTCCAAATTCACCGAAGGGGTTTCTTTCACCCCAGTCAATAATATCGTCCGCACCATCTTCTATTGATTGATTCTGATCAAACTCAGTGCTTTCGTTATCTATTGTAGAGAATGAACCTAAGGTATATATTGCATTTGATTCAACACCTCTAATTGTATCTCCATCAATAAAGTTTCCAGTACGGTTCATAACCTCTAATGTGTAGGTAGAACCGTCCCAATCTGCAACCTCAGCAATAGTTGCACTATCCAAATCATACAATGTTGCACGTGAACCACTGGTGGTAGTTTCTGTATATGCATTAATGACATATTTTAGATTTGCTGAGTCATAATAAAAGAAACCAGGAACACTAGTTGCACTTGTGCCATTATATGTGTACACATACGAGATTCTAGTGTCTTCAAATTTCCAATAAAAGTATTTTTTCTGCACTGTAGTTGCATACGTTGGATCAAATCCACCAAGAGCAGTTACTTCGATAATGCTATTTGATGATGTCCAAGATCTACTACCACTCTGCTGTGTAAATCCTCCAATAACTACATGCTCATCTTTTATAAAATGAACTGGAGCAGCTGGTGGATCTATAGTAATTGTTGGGGGATTCTCTGGATCATAATTTGATCCACCTCCAACTACTAGTAGTGAAAGAACTCCACCATCACCAATAGTGGTCTCAACATTTCCTCCAGTACCAGGAACACCAGATCCAGTATTGATTGTTACTGAAGGTGGTGTACTATATCCAGTTCCCTGTGTAACTACAGTTGCTGATGATATCGCACCATTAGAATCAACTGAAACTGTTCCTGTAGCTTGTTCTCTTGTAGGGATGCTAAGAGTAAGGGTGGTGATGTTACTGAACTCTCTTTCAATATCATCAATTTCGTCAAGTCCTGTATCGAACTTGTCTGCTCCTTGTTCGTAGAGTTCAGCAGTAAGAATATAAAAATACTGTTTTCCCAGTTGGAAGAATGGTTGTTCTCTCTCAACATATTTGATTTCGTATATATCTTCTGTCAGAGGATAGTAAACTAGATCTCCTTCATTAGGTCTGCCATTTACTGCTAAATTTAGAGCAGGATTTGCAGATTGTTCCCATCGTCTACGAGAAACTACAAACGTAATTTCATCAGTAATTCTCAGTCCAAACTTACTAACAAATTCTGAACCTGCACCAAAACCTTCCACGTTAACCAACATCATTTCAATCATATAACTTTGATTGAATTCTGACTGGATAACTTCACCCAAAGTTTTATCTACTAATTGGGTTCTAGGTATATAAAATACATCAGTACCAAACAGTTTGATTTGCTCGTCCACGAGATCTTGAACGAGATTTTGTTCGGTCCTGTTTCCGCCATGTTGTGGGAAGTAAACCTTTTTCATCCGATCATGTCCATTGGGGGCAATTCAAATGTACTGGATGACTTTGCCATCATCTCAGCAATTTCATTTATAGCATCTGTATACAACTCTCTACCATTCATACTGACACCACCAGGGAGTTGAATGCCATTGAACTTAATTAAATTCTGTCCCCATTGACGCTTAATCAATGCAGTTGCATATTTCTTGACAAAAGGATCATTATAAACTTGAGTGAATGTATCTGGATCAAGTGCTCTATAACAATCAATAATTACATAAACATCTTCGTCAAGCATGTCTTTACCTACGTCTAGATATAATCTATCTTGACGTTGGTTGAATCTATACTCAACAAACGATCCATTATTTAAAACCATATCAATGGTTTCCATCCATTGCTTAACCATGTAATAGTTAAGCATGTCAAGAGATCCTACAGCATAGAGATCATTCAAGAAAATTTGATACTCGATACCAAATAGATTATTTCTAATCGCATTACTTGCAAGTCCAAATACTCTTGAGATACCCATAACATGAGATGGAATCTCGATATATCTGTTTCTTTCTTCCCAATCAGTTCCGTTGATTGAAGTTACAGTGTCAGAAGTTTCAAACTTTGTTTCATCATCAGCAGTAAACAGATGCTTGAGGTACATGCGCTCAACACCATCATAGTGACGCTCGCGATAGTACTGGAGAGCGTCATCTATAGCATCTTCAATCTGGTCATCATCAACATTAACTTCCAGAACTGGGAACCCTAACTGTCTAAGACAATAGTCCCTTAGCTCGGTCCTACTTGCAGGCTGAGCCATAAAAAATACCCCTAGTTTCCTAGGGGTATTTATAAATCATCTATTTGGATTTATTCTGGTACTTCGGTTAAGACATTCATGTTTGCATCATAAATGGTGTCACCACCAGGACCAGCTGGTACTGCTTCTCCTGCTTCTTCTAGTGCTTGTGCTTCCTTAGCAGATAATCCTGGATCGGCAAATGGTTCATCGAATGAACCATCTTCTTGCTGTTCCATTCCGTTTTCTGTTCCATCAGGAACTTCTACGAATTCTGCAGCTAATGAAGCTACAAAAAATTGTCCTGGATCTGCTTCTGTGTAATCAACAACGATTTTTTTACCGTTGCTGCCATCTAGTAATCTTGCGTATGCCATTAGTTTAAAATCTCCTCTTTATATTAAATGACGACTGCGTATTGAATGAAGACGAGACCATCTCCTCCCCATCCATGATTCGTATTGTTATTTGGATAATGTCCATATCCAGAACATCCACCACCACCAGCATTACCGCCAGAACCGCCTTGGTTATATTGACCAGTTCCGCCGCCGCCACCAAGGACGCCACCGTTACCGCCTTGCATGTATGCCATCGATGCAGTAGATGAGTATGAGTGGACAGATCCACCACCAGCACCAGGACCACCACAACCAGCGTTAGATCCGCATCTATCAGAGGAGTGATATTGAGCAGCGTTACCGCCACCGCCACCGCCACCTAGGAAGATGTGATTAGCTCCCCAGATTGCAGATCCTTTACCATCTGCTCCACTGTTGGCGTGTGTTGCTGTGTTGGAATATCCACCAGCATTACCACCACGACCGCCAGCACCATCTAGACCAGCACCGCCATTTCCACCAAACGAATAGTTGGAACTTGTACTTTGTGAAGTTGATCCAGGACCAGCAGTACCTGCTCCACCAACGCTAGTATAGCTAGTGTAGCATCTACCTCCAGGGAAGTTAATAGAAGCACCTGATCCACCAACATAACTGAAGGAGTTGCCACCTGAATAACCATTCTTGTAGTGATCTGGGTGTGGAGCGCTACCGCCGCCACCACCATATCCAGAAGATGGGTTGATACTACCAGATCCACCTTGTCCACCACGGAATTTTAGAGCAGTTACAGTACCATCAATACCATAACCACCAACTCCATAACCAGAGCCACCTTGGTTGGTGCCGTTATTAGCACCAGAGTTTCCACCTGAGGCAGACATATAGCTACCGAATGATGAAGTACCACCAGTACCATTATACGATTTAGATCCCTGTCCGACAGTGATTGATACGCTGCTACCTGGAGCAATAGTAGCATCAGCAGGGATTTCTGCCCATGCTAGACCACCGCCACCACCACCATATCCTGTTCCACTACCACCAGAGCATCCTCCACATCCACCTGCGCCATAAACCCAAACACGGATTGGTACAGCGGAATTAAAGTCGTCTGGAATACTCCAACTCCAGTTCCCCTGGGAGTTGAACATGGCAGTTTGGTTTCTTGGTCCTGCGTGACCATACTTATCGACAGAGATTCCGCCTCCTCCGCCGCCTGTTGATGTAATAGATCTTCCCATTGTTTTTTATTTCCTAAAGTAACTGTGAATTATAATTTATCAACCGTCAACGCCATATGCTACTACTGACAATCCTGTGTCACTAGCATATGCCATTAGTCCGTTTCCTGCACTCAGTACGATTCCAGATCTCTCTAGAACTCCATTACCAGGAATTTTAACATCATATTCAATGTAATCAGCGTCTGCTACTGAACCAGCACCACTGGCGATTGCAAGACGGAGGGTAAGATCACCTGTGGTCCTATTGCAAACACTGACGCTAGCAATTTTGATGCCTGACGCTGGTGCCGCAACAATTTCAGTCATTGTCGTTGCCGCCAAGGCAGATTTTCCGTATACTCCTGAAGCCATGTTACTCTCCGTCTTTTAATAAACAAGGATTGGTGTTTGTATTATTTATACTATAAACACTCCCATCGCTGATCAATTCAGCGATAGGAAGTATGAGGTTGCAGATACCTGAGCACTAATACGCTCGTCTACTGCTTCTACTGTTGGGATAGCATCATCATTAACTGTAGAGAAATCAGTTACAATTGACTTCCCTAGTACAGTATGTGCTGATAAGACACTGCTTCCATCAATCATATATTCTTTACCAGAAGCAAGATCTGCGTGCTCAGAAAGTTTCCATGCTGAGTTAGATGCTTGCCATGTGATAGTGCGATCAACATCGGATTTCAGTGTGATACCACCGCCATCTGCAGTAGTGGTTGTAGCACCACCAGCAGAGAAAGAAACGGTGTCTGCAGTACCACTACCTTGTAGTAATGCATTCAACGTAACTGTTGTTCCGCTAACAGAAACAACTAGGTATGAAGAAGACATGGTAACTGTTCCGCCACCACTAACCATGCTGACTGATACTCCAGGTGCAAGGTTTGAAGTATCGCTGACGTTTGTGATGTCAGCTGAACCAGCAGCAACATTACCAGTGAATGTTCCAGTTGAAACAACACCTAGTTCGATATTGCGATCTTTGGAAGTTACGGTAACGGAGTTAACAGTTGTTGTTGTTCCACTAACAGTTAGGTTACCACCGATACTAAAGTCAGAATCAACACCTTGTAGGTTGCTAACGTAAGTAACGACTGCTGCCTGAGTAGGAACTTTCTCGTTACTGTTCTGTGCCATCGTACCATCAGTCGAGAATTCGTTGATGGAAGCACCCAACTGAGCACCGATAGAACCCAGTCTCAAACTCTCAAGACCAGACAAGTCAAATGCGGAAGCGTCCAGAGTTGCTTTACCAGTTGCCTGCTCAACTCGGAAGTACTTACCAACTGCGAAGTTACCATCTTGGTCCGTGGATACGTAGTAAACACGACCTGGGCGTGATTCGTCTGTTTCCTGTGAAGGAATGTTTGGAGTGTTAGGTAGACCAGGCCAGTTTGTGTTTGCCTTGTTGCCAGTACCAACGTCTAGGAAGTCGTGTGCAGTTAGGCGGACCTGTGAATAACGATAGCGGATCTTGAAGTCCTGCCCATCTCCAGCAGCGACTGTCTTCTGGTCTGAGAATAGAAGCGTCGTAATACCAGTTGTATCTGGAGTTACTGCAGAGATGAGGAAGAATTCATTATCAATCTTAATGTAGTCATTTGCTTCAAAAGCAATGTTTGCTTTTGCAACACGAAGATCAGTTTGAGTTGCGTTAGTATCTTCAATCAGTTCGTCAGCAGATGCATCACTTGCTTCTACTTTTGGTTGGAAGATGGTTACTGCGTCATTTTGACTGTGGTTTTGTGCAATAGTTCCATCTTGTGCTCTAGCAACCTCAATCGTTTGTGCTCCAGTGATGTTGACAATCTTGAAGAGCTCAGTACCAACTACAACATAACCATCACCAACCATTCCAGAAACACTATCAACACCTAAAACATAAGGTGCTTGTTCAGTACCAGTTGAGGTTGAGTTAACAGCACCTGTCAAGAAAGTAGAGTCACCGTTTACATTCTCCTTGTAGTGAGCAATGCCAGTTGTACCATTATGTGTAGATGCAGT